GTTACAGTAAATAAAAGAATACCTGAACCCATTAATAATGTTGTTATATATAACCTTAATTCAGATAATTCAGGTGATGTAAATGTATATAAGCTAACAACACCTAAAAATACCGACACAATAAATATTAATACGGATTTAACTAATTTAATATCAACACCTGCTGTTACATATACCTTCTCAGCTAACACACAAACAATAGGGATTAGTTATATTAATCAATTTCTCAATTTTTTAGATAATAATCAAATTAGAAATCAAAATACCGATACCGGTATCATTAATATAAACCAACCAATAATCGGTGTACCTTACCTATTAAAACCATTAGTAAATGATAATAAATATACTAATATTAAAGTATATAATGTAACAACTCAAGGACTTAGAACAATTAAACCAATTGAAACTCAAATAGTTGATACAATACAAGAGGATATAAACACCACACTTGATTACCAAAACTATATGGTTGCTTTAAGTGATATGTTATATCTACTTTCAAATGAAACAGCAATACCTGAAAAAGGTTTTATTAATTTTGATGGTATAAATAATGGATTTACAACGGATAAAATTACTCGTGAAATAAATGATAAAACAGAACCTATGGTTAGGGGTGATCAATTAGTTAAGGCTTTAGTTATTATAATAAATGCTTTCTTAAATCACGTTCATAGTGGTTTTGGTTTTATGAATGTAAACCAAACCGATGAAATACAAAAATTAAGTAAATTAAGGTCCGAACTTAATAGTTTAATATTAAATCATAAAGTTAGGATAAATTAAAAAAATATCTATTTATATGTTATGGAAGATAAAATATTAAAAACGTTTATGACGATGAGTGAACAATTCAGAGTTTTACACTGGCAAACTGAATCAGTTGCCCAACATAAAGCTTACGGTAAAATCTATGTATCATTATCTGATTTAGCTGATAAGTTTATGGAAGAATATATGGGTAAATACGGAAGATGTTATTTTGATGGTGGGTATGGTACTATTAGAGTTTATAATATTAACGATATGGACATCCAAAAATTTGTTTTACACCATATAGATATATTTAATGAATTAAATGAACATTTAGATGATGAAGATACTAACTTATTAAATATTAGGGATGAAATTATTGGTGAATTAAACCAATTAAAATATTTACTTACTTTAAAGTAATAATATAATACTATTAAGATTTTTATTCTATTAGTTCGAGCTATTTTAGCTTTTGAGTGTTTAAGGACGCAAATGGATTGGTAGATGTAATATAAATTATAATTAAAAATTAAAAACAATGTATCAAACAATTAACAGCGCTGAGCCTGAGACGTACATCACAAGAAAAAAATCAAGGGCGAAAATCTATCATTTTAACAATCTTTATTTAAACGATGGGGAATTATTTGAAATTGAATTATTCAACCCCAAAGAAAATCGTGTATTAGCTAAAATATGGTTAAATGGTGAGGAAATATCCGGTTCAGGTATTATCGTAAAACCAGGCCAAAGAATATTCTTAGAAAGATTTATTGATTCAAATAATAAATTCACATATAAAACATATGATGTTGAAGATACATCACTATCTATAAATGCTATTAGAAATAATGGTGATATAGAAGTTAAGTTTTATAATGAATATTTTAATAATTTTAATAATAATTATTGGTATAGCTCCCCTTTAATTGGTGGTACTGCTACAGGGACTTATTATGGTGGTAGTATTACTTATGGGAGTAATACTACATTAACAGGTTTAGGGGATAACGTAAGTTACACATCAAATGTAGCTGGATCATTATCTAACTCTAAATCAATTGAAACAGGTAGAGTTGAAAAAGGTGAATCAAGTAATCAATCATTTGAAACATCTTATGGTAATTTTAATTATCTTCCAATAAAAGAAGTGAAATATAAAATACTTCCAATGTCATCAAAACCAATTGAAGGTAAAGATTTAAAAAGATATTGTACAGAATGTAGTAAAAAGTTAAAAGAGACCTTTAAATTTTGTCCAAGTTGCGGATCTAAGGTGTAAGTTAAAAAACTAATTTGGCTTCACCAGAACAAATAAAAACCCCTTAATTGGGGTTTTTTTATTTAAGGTGTTTTAATATTTTTTTTTATTGATTTAGTTGATTTGATGGTTAAATCTCTACCGTCATATAATTTAACTTGTTCTAAAAAAAAGTTAAATTTAGCCATACCTGATACCCCAATAACACATTCAACACCACCATTCATATAACCAATTGTTTGTGGTGTGTAAACCTTATATAAAGTATAGATTTCTTTTCTACCTGCAATTATAACACTTTTACCTATATCCGTTACCTTTAATTCGCTGGGATTATCAAAGGCTTTATAACTTAAACCACTTTTTGTTTGTTTTGTTATTGTTTTTTCCATATACAAATATAATATTTTTTTCTATAATTACAAATATAATATTAAAAAAAATGGAAAGTGTATTGTTTATTTTAGTCATAATTTTATTTATTTTTATACACAAGAGATATAAATACAATGGAAAATATAGGAAATGGTAGCATAATAAGTGTTCCAAAGGCAGTGTTGGAGCAACCTGATTATGAATGTGAATGTGGGAGTAAGATATTTAAAGAACTATTAAAAGTTAAGAAAATATCATCATTATTATCCCCAACAGGTAGAGAAGCACTCATACCTTATGAAGTGTTAGTTTGTAATAAATGTGAAAAAGAAATTGATTTAAAATTATGATTATTAATTTAGAAGGGATAAGCAATTTTGATTTAAATAAAGAAAAACTAAGTTTAATTTGTTTCACTGCCAAATGGTGTGAACCTTGTAACCGAATGAAACCAATTCTTGAAGAAATATCTGAAGAATATAAAGAAACAGTTGATTTATACAATGTAGATGTGGATGTAAATAAAAGTTTTGTGGACTCAACATTTCACGTTCCAGTTGTTCCAGCCTTTTATTTCGTAAAGAATGAAAATTTAATGAACAACAAAGAAGGTTTTTTAACGAAAGAACAAATAATGATAATAATAAAAGAAACTGAAAATTATGATCCAAACACAAAATAACGAATTAAAATTAAATGATGGGAAGGTAAGTATTTTATACTTCAGCGCTGTTTGGTGTGGACCCTGTAAAATGTTAAAACCTATAATGGAAGAAATATCGAAAGAAATGTCTGACAATATTGACATCCATTATATTGATTTAAACGACAATATTGAATTAGCTGGCAAATATCAAATTATGTCAGTCCCATCACTTTTATTTATTAAAGAAGGTGAAATTAAGAATAAAATTGTAGGAGTGCAAACAAAAACAAATATTGTTAATGCAATCAATAACATCCAGTAGAAAAATGACGGAAAATAAATTATTGGAAGAAATCTTTAAAATCATTAAAACTACGCCAAATGATATAGTTTTAGGTGAAAAAGTTAGAAAACTTTATAATCAGTTTATTAATTCTGAAAAATAGCTTTTTCTATAATATGTGTATTTGACTTTAGTATTGGACTACTAATATAATTATTAATAGCCGGATATTTACTAAAAAATTCTGTCTCAAACTTATCGGTTAGGACATAAATAAGGGTGTTTTTTTGACACCCTTTTATTTTATCTATATTTTTCCTAACTAAACTTTTTTCAATTACAATTAAATCCACTTCATTTTTAGTTAAAAAACTTAAAGCGAAATCAGTGTCTATAAAATCATATGTTATGACACCTTTAAGGTTATTATTTATAATTTTAGAATTAAGGATATTTGATAATATATCCTCATCAATTATAGCAACTCTTTTATAACACATATTATTAGTTGTGTAATATTTTTAGTAAACAAGTATACAACGATCCGGACGTAATGTCACTGCAATATCTGCAATATCACTAGAATTATAATCTAATGAACCAAAATTAGCTGATGTAATAAATGCTCCTTCTAATCTCCATTTTTGAACTACAGCCCCTGGTGGATCTAATAATTCTAAATCGATATCTTTCTTGTATCCTGCGGCGTAACCCATACGACCTGTTACTGATTCAGCGCATAAACGAATCCATTCCATAAGTGCTTGTGATGCTGAAGGTCCAATCGGATCTTTGAATGTAACATCAATTGTTCCCCAAGTAAACCTACCTGCTACATATGTAGAAGTATTTAAAAAAGGAACTTCTATATCTGTGATTGTTATTGTTGGTCTTGATGCTGATGTTACATACCACTCATTGATACCTAATGTTGAAGGAAATCTAACGATAAACCTATTTTTTCTTAATGGTTCGAAAGGCAATGGTATTTTTGATAGTAAGTCTGCCATATTATGTTATTGATTTTTATATTTTAAAATTTTTATTATTATTTTTGAATAAAGTATTCATTTAGTAATAAATAGTGGGAATTAAAAAAAATGATTAATATTAAATATTTTTTAGAAAATATGATAATAGATTATTTAATACTTTTCTTATATTTTTTAGACAAGTAAAAATATAAGAAGAATAAACACCCAGATATGAGGTAGAAAATTGAAGTTGTAATCCAATATGAACCTGTCAATTTCAGGATAGCGAAAAAAATCATATCGAATCCAAAGGGATTGAAAAACATCGCCATCATTAGGATGGTTGTTAGATAATTTTCCTTTATTTTGCTTTTTACCATTAGAAGCATTACGTTTTGTATCCATAATAAAAAAGTGATTATTCATAAAGCAACTACTTCTTCATTGCTGAATAATAAATAGATGATTTTTTAAAACTATTGATTTTATCCCCTAAAAAAAGGTAAAAAAAAAGGGGACTAAGAAGTCCCCTTTTATATTTTAGAATAATTAAGATTTTTCTTTTCAGATTATCTTAATTCAGCTACGTTAAATGTTCTAATACCGTCTACTGTGATAACACCATAGAACCTATTATTTAACACCTTAGTTGCATATCTTGTCATTATACCCTTAATCGGAGCAAATGTAAATGGATTATACATTGTAGGAGTTAATTGAAGTGGAACGTATGGAGCGTATACATAACCAGTATCTAACATTGATGAACCTTTGTGTCCAATCAAAATTTTGTTAGCTGGGAAGTATGGATCTCTATACACTTTGTATCTTCCTTGAAGAGTTCCGATTTTCTCGATACCCATATTGTATTGATCTTCTTCAGGGTTAGCGTTTGAAACGTGGAAGTATTGTAAATCATCAAAGATTGCTGAAACTTCAGCTGAACAAACGATCCAGTTAGCACCACCTCTTAAAGTTGATTTGAAGATTTGAGCTGAAATCTGATTGATTGATGTAATCAATGTTTGGTTCCAGTCTTTTTGAGTGTATGGGGCTTGACCTGCTGCGAATCTCTTCCAACCGTTCCAATCCCATCTTAATCTCCAAGCCGCTGCTTTTCTTAAATCTCTCAAGATTTCTCTATCAATTTCCGCTGCAATTTCTTCAGATAAAATAGCTGTTAATTCAGCTTCTGCGTCAATGTTATGGAATGCACTAACGTCTTGAGCCATTTCAGGAGACCATTGTGCTCTTAATTTTCTTTCTGTTACAGAGATTGTTACTGAATCTAATTCAAAAGAAACTTCACCTAAAGCCGCTTCAAATTCTAATTCTCTATATTGTCTCCATTTAGCATAAAACTTAGAAATAGTTTCACCTGCATTACCTGGTAAATATGAACCAACATAACCATCTACTGAATCAGAATTAATAGCCGCTGGACAACTTAAATCTACTTCAACATACATTAAACCGTTTGCGTTACAAAGGTCTTGAGCTGATGATTGAACTGTTTGTCCACCTAAAGTACCTGAAAGTGGTTTAAAGTAATCAACGATTTGTCTAGCATATTTCTGAGTTACAACTCTAAATTCAATTGGGTTGTTAGCTGCATATGATAAAGTTGGTCCAGCACCTGAACCTACACCACCTGTAGAACCTGAACAACAGAATAAATTAGTGTTATTTAAGATTTGGAAAGAAGCTAAGAATTCTTCCGAATCCATTTCATTACCATTTGGTCCGATAATTTTACCAGCACCACCTGAAGTAAAACCTGTTACTTCTAAAGTTACATATCTAGTACAACCTGTTGATAAGTTAGAAGCTACCGTAGTGAATACCGAAGTACCAGCTGACAATGTAGTTAATGTAACTTGTCTCAAACCTGAATTTGTGTTAGATGTAAATTCTTGGTAAGCACCTTTAGATCTATCAAATAATTGGTTGTTATCTAAACCAGTTGTTGAATCATAGTAAGAATCATACAAATTAGTTGATTGGAAAGTTGTAGTATCTTGAGCACCTGATCCTGGATTTGGATAACCAAAAGGATTTGAATGTGCGTATACACCACCACCAATATCAATTCTTTGAGAAATTTTAGGAACGAAGTAGAAAATTCTACCAATCGGCATGTTCAAAGCTTGAACAGATACGATTTCGTTAGCTAATAATTTAGAGAATACCCTTCTGATGATAGGGAATACTACTGTTTCGAAAGAACCTGCCGCATCAGTAGATGTTGCTTCATTGATTAAGAAAGAAGCTTGATTTTCGAATAATTGAGCCACATTATCTTTAGTGTGACCATCTAAACCTTCAAGAAAGCCCATAGTATCCCATTTTTGGATAGTTTGCTCTCTTACAAGTTTCATTTGTTTTAAACCGATGTTTCCAACTTCACCGGATTTTAATAAAAAACTACTCATAGTTATTATTTGTTTATTTATTTTATTTTATTTATTATTTTCTTGATGGACTTAATTTAAGCATCAATTCTTTTATTTGTTTAATTTTTGGATCCTCATAAACTATTGATTCAGTCAATTTAGATGAGCTTGAATTTAAACTCTTATCTACATTTTCTGATAAATCACCTAAGTTAGAAATAATTTTCTTACTTGATAACTCACCTGAAATAACCCCGAATAAACTTTTAGATTCATTAATATTTTTTGCGTTATCAAACCTTTTAAGGATATCTAATTTTTCTTTTTTGGTTGTTGTGTGTTCTGTGAATAATTTGTTAGTGTATGAAAGATTAGTATAGTAAACAGCCATTTCATTCATCTTATCTTTTAATGTAGATAAAGCCTTTTTATAATCTTCATTTTTAGCTTTATAATTATTTAATTCAGACTCAACTAATGACAGTTTTTTTCTTAAAGATTCAACCTTAACACCATTCCCATAAGAATAGTTTCGGTTATTAGTGATTGCCTTTCTTAAACCTCTAGAACCGTCTTTTGAACCAAAACCATATGTTCTAGCAGCTTCTTCTAAATCATCATCTTTATCATCCTCATCCTTATCTTCATCAATAACTTCTTCTTCTTCAGAAAGTTCAATTTCATACATAACTTCCTCTTCTTCTTCAGAATATTCATCCATCATTTCTTTCATCCAACCTTCAAATTGTTCATCCTCATCCATTAAAGATTCATCTGACATATCAGAATTTTTAGAACTCATGTGTTTACCCATAGATTCTTCATCCATTTCTAGTTCATACATAATTTCATCATCATCCTCATCTTCATCCTCATCTTCCAATTCAATATCTAAATCATCAAAATCTTCAAATGTCGCCTCATCCAAATACTCGTCAAGTTCTTCATCAGTCATTTCTTTTACACCTTCCATTTGTAAGATATATTCATTATCCCCATCTTTTAAGTGTAATCCATCTTCTGTTTTAGTAACCTCGATAGAATCTTCCGGTTTCATAGCTTTAAATACTTTGATAACTTCATCGTCTGATGATTGTGTCATATCCATAACTTCTTCATCGTCACTAATATCGTCATCCATATCATCACCCATTTCCGGCATTTCTGGCATTTCAGGCATTTCGACACCCATAGAATCAATTTCAGGTGATTCAACCTCTTCTTCTTCAGTTAAAGAACTTTTAATGATCTCATCGATCTCTTGCTTCATAGCTGACGCTAGAACTTCCTTTCCTATTTCTTTAACTGCTTCCTCTAATTGACTTGCTTCTATTAGAGCTTCTTCAATAATTGAATTTGTTTTTTTCATGTTATTATAAAAATGTTTTTATTCGTTACATTATAAATAGGGGGTTTTTGAATAAATAATCATTTAAATATAAATATTTTTTATTGAGCATAAAAAAACCCTTATTTAGTAAGGGTTGTTATATAAATAAAAGGGCATAAAAAAACCCTGTAAAACAGGGCTTTTAATTTTTAGATTGCTTTTCCATCTTGTATGATAGATTCAACCTTAGTTTTAGTTACACTTTGAATACTCCAATCATAAACTGTTCCATTCATAAATTGAACCATTTGGGCTTCAACATCGGTTGGACTTACAGCCTTTACGATAAACTCCTCATTTTTCTTTTTAATTTTACCTGAGTTTTCATCTGGTATTGACATAGTGGTAACGCACTTAAAGTAATAAAAATCTTTTTCTTCCATAATATTTAATATTTGTAGTTTAATTATAAATAAAAAAACCCAGATTGGAAATATCTGGGTTTTAATTATTTTATTTGAATGGTGATTTAGATTTTGTTGGTTGATGTTCTTGTCTTTTCTTTCTTCCGGCACAATGTGCTTTTTGAGAAAATCCTTTTGGGTTTGAACAATTAATAGACGTTTTATATTTCTTTGTCCATTTTTCAATCAAATAAATCAACTCACTTTCTGTTAGTAATATGGTTTTCATTATTTTTTATATTTAATAATCAATTCACCTAATACTTCTATTATACCAACTAATCTTTGAAACTCCACTTGTCCGATATTCACATCTTCACTTAAACCACATAATTTATCTAAATGTTCTTTTAATTCAGTTTTAGATTTTTCTAAATCAAACTTACCATCTGAAGCTTTTTTATAGTAAGGTAGTTTAACAATAAAATGGTGATATGTCAACATAGAAATACCACCCTTTTCTTTAGCGTTATTAGCTATTTTTTCAGCCCCACCAAATCTTTTAGATGCGAAATCTTCAAACTCTCCAGATTTAATTTTTTTAAGTTGTTTTTCAGTTATAATGATTTTCATAATGTATACCTTTTTAATTTTTATTTACTTTACCCATAAAAAAATCAAATACCTGATCCATATTGTTTTTAGCTTCTGATATATGATCGTCAGCCCAATCGTGACCATCTTGAATAATATTATCAATCATATTTTTATCTAATTCCAACAACATTTCGCACTGACGTTTGATTTGTTCTAAGTTAGAGAAGAACATATAATTTGCGTACATTTCTGAATCATCTTCCTTAATAATTCTTTGGATTATTTTTGTTAAATCCGCTTCTGTTAATTTAATCTTTTTCATAATATTAGCCTTGCCCGACATTTTGTTTTTTATAATTTTTTGAATTTTTATTTCTTGAAGTTTTTGATTTTGCGTGGATACCATTACCACTTTTTTTTGGGTTTAATTTAACCTTGTTTCCGGATGATGTTTTAGAACCACCTTTAGTTGATTTCGCCATTAGATTAAGAAATTATCAATTGATTTTATTACATCTTCAGAAATTACATTATGTTTATTAATGTTTTCTGTATAAACTTTACTAAGTGATTTATCAGCAAATAAATACGCTCCAGGTGTTGATGGTTGTGAAACTAAATCAAAACAAATTAATTCAAAATCTGATTGAACGATATTTTTATTTCCTTCTTTTTTTAGTGATCCAATACCTCTTGATGATATACCGATTGTAATTCCGTGTAATAAAAGATTTGCTGCGATATCTGGTGCGTAATTACCAACATAACCATATTTCTTAAATCCTGGTGAAGTTAATATTTTAAGTTTACCCCATAATTCTTTACCTTCCCACCAAGTTTCTATTATTTCGTGTGAAACTCTTTCTAAGTCAATGATTGATGTTTCTGGGTGATTTAATTCTGATATAGCTCTATGTTGATCAATAATTTTTTGATATTTTTCAACATTAGCTTTTAATACTTTTTCTGGGTATATTCTACCATTTTTATTCTCAGTATCGTATTTTTGAAGAATTGCGTATAATATAATATCCTTATCCTGTTCAATTGTGTATGATTCTACCAATCTAGAGTTACGTTCAATTTTAGGATTAATATAACCAGTATTGTCAATAATAATACCAAAACCTTCTTCACTCTCACTAAGAACTCTTAATTTAGAGTAATCAATATATTTTGTCATGCCTATAAATATATTAAAAAGATAAAATTTGTTATTTCGTTTAAAAATACTTATAATTTTATAGAATAATAAATAAACGAAATACAAAATACTATATGATTAAAACAGGTAAAAAGTTAAATCTACCATTAGATGAAAGATTTAAAATAAGTTACGGAACTGTTAATGTTAAAAATCCAACATCAATTTATCTACAAATCTCAACTTGGATTAAACCTCTTGAAGATAATAATAATTACGAAAATCTAATTAAAAAATTAACAAAAGAATATAAACAATCACTTAATTACTTACTTAAAAAATCTTCCTTTGATGATAGAAAGTGGATTGTTGACTTAGATCTAAGAAGTTCAGGGATGGGGAAAGATAAGAAATCTTTTATGTCTATTGATACGGTGTTATTTTATCACGAACCACAAGATCCATTTAAAGACGAAACATTGGGTTTCATTAAAAATAGATTAACCGATTTACTTAAAGTATTTACCGAAAATAATAGTATTGAATGTCATCTTAAAAAATAAATATCAATACATTATAAAATAAAAAAACCCCATTTAAGGGGTTTTTTTATTATTTAAATAAATCTGATATGTCAATATCATCAATATCAATATCTTCTTCAGGTTCTTGATATGAACCCATCGCTGTTTCATATTCTTCTTTAGATATAGCTTCTTTAATTTCATTCGCTAAATCAACCATCATTTCTTTACCTCTTTGAGATTTTTTTAACACTTCCTTCATAAAGATATTAAAATCTTTAGGTGGCATTTTAGCTATTTGAATATATAACTGAGATTTAATATCTAATTCACTTTCATCTATAGCATCTAAAAATCTACCCCAAAAACCAGGTCCTAACATTAAATCCCAATTCTCGGCTTCTAAGAAATCCGCCTTATTAAGAATGTATTTTGCTTTAGCTTCAGCTCCTTCTTCATCTGATTGTGGTAATCCCCAAGCTGACATATATTCCATATACGATTTAACGATTTCGTGACATAAAATTGGGAATGATTTAGCTCTACAAATAAGAGTTGGTGGATCAGTTGTAAAATCAACTCTTTCAGAACCACCAGCTTGTTCACCTGATGATGCCGCAGACGCTGCCATTTCAGGTGGTATCATAAAATAAGCCCATTCTGTTATTGCCATTAATAAACCATAATCGGTTATCAACTCATCATCAATAGAGTTAATTTCTTCTTCAGCCATATGAAACATATATTGTCCCTTAAATGCTGCACCTGCCATCATAGCGTTTAAGAATCTTCTTTTAGCTACCTCCAAATCCAATTCTTCAATATTTTCAATCACTTCTTCAGGTTCTTGTTGAATTTGCATTTCCATCTCAGTTTGAGCGTCACTTAAATCAACAGGGAGTGTTAAAGATACATCATATTGTAATGTTCCATCGTAATAAATTGTTTTACTACCCTCAACCTTAGTTTGTAATTCACCAGGAATATTAAAATCTTGTTTTAATAGTTTAATAGCCAATTTTTCCAATTGCGGTTTATGATTTCTTTCTTTACTAATCATATCATTAACCAAAGCCATTTGTAATTGAACTAAAGCCATTGGTTGAATTACACCTCTATTATCAACAACACGAATGTTTTTTCTACCCGCATATGTTTTAATTTTTTCAATAGAGTTCTTAAACTGTTCAGATGCCATTATCTCTTCAAAATTACTTTCAGGTGTTCCTGCAGGATATGCTGGATTATCACCTAATGGATTTTGTCTACTTGTTATTCTACGTTCAATTGAACGTTCAATTCTGTTTGGATTTTCTCCGTATGGAATCATATCTTCTTTTATTAATTGTAAAACTTCTTTTTTCTTAAATATTTTGTTACTCATTTGACATAATAAATGAACTTAGTTTATTACATTACCTTCTTTAAGGTTTCTTAAACATTTTACTAATTCCGATTTACTACCTACTAATTGCAGTTCAACAGAATAATCTTCGTTAATTGTCTCATTTATAATGCTGACGCTAAAATACGAATTAATATGTTCTTTAACAAACTTTTTTGGATATTTTTTGTTAATTTTTACTTTTTTTGACATTTTTTCTTCACCAGGTTTAACCTCAGTCATAGCCTTTGGTTTTGGATTTACCGCAGGTTTTGGGTGTTTAGGTGTTGATGGTGTTGGTCTTGTACCAGGTTTTGTTACAGGTTTAATTTTTGGTGGAGCAACAGCCGGTTCAGCTGCGGATTCCATCTTTTTACTCAATATCATTTGTTTTTTTTCTGAAACAAATTCCATTAAATCTAATTTTTTTATTATATTCATACTACAAATATATATTTTTTATTTTATTCTTTCAATTTATTTCTTCTAAATAGTAATCTTTCTTATAAAGTTTATCTTTAACACTATTTAAATCATCACCAAACTTGAATACCATTCTATCTATAATATACGATTCTTCCCAACCTATAGCAACAATACCTTCTTTACAATCATTATAGGTGAAGAAATCATTATTCTTAACTAACTCTAAATCTAAACTACCTGTTTTCAATAACATTACGTTTGTCATAAAATCAGAATGGGGAAGACTCGGATAACCACTCGCTGGTAATCTATCCCAATCATCCCCACTTACATTATCTATATCGTTCGTAAAAATAAATTCGTATATTAATTCATTCCTAAAATTAGGACCTAATTTATTAATATAACAAAGATACATTCTTATTTTAGATTAATAATTTTTTATATTCTTTATTTTCAGTCATTAATAATGAAATACCGTTAGGTGTTACAACAAATCTTTTTCCTTTAGTTGATTCAAAAATAATATTATCGTTTTCAACCCTATATTTCTTTAATTTAATATTTTTGTTTTCACACAAAGATAATAAATTATTTAAAGCTAATTCTTGTTCGTAAGTAACTGATAAATCAACTAAACCTTCCATTTGAGTTCCTGCTTGAGCTGATGCTTGATCTAAACCTGCGAATGGATCTTCACTACCTGTTGCCGGAGCACCTTCAGGTGATTGGATTTCAGTTGGAGCACCTTCAGGGGCTGCCGGTTGTTCTTCTTTACCTAATATTTTATTATTTAATTCTTCTTTATCTTCAGGTGTTAATTTATTTAAATCAAGTGCTGATAATACTGAATTCAAAACATATTTAATCATTTGATTATTTATAACTTCTTCATTCTGCATATTATCTCTTAAAGATTGTCCTAACTTACCTGTTAAACTTTGTATCATTTTAACCGGATCGTTTTCATCTGTACTATCTCCAACAGCAGGACTTGCATCAGCTGGTGGCATATCAAGAGAAGCGTCAGGTGCAGGTGATGGAACTCCCGCATCTGTTGTTGGAGCTGAAGCCGGAGCTTCAAAAGTTGGTGTTTCAGGTTGTAACATATATTGTTTATCTGCTTCAAATAATGATTTAGGGTTTTTAACACCATATTTCTGATTAATATCGCCAATCATTACATTTAATCTCTTAAACGCTTCTGAATAAGATTCGTGTAATTCTTTAGTTTTTCTAACTAATCCACCAATGTATTCAAAATCATTAGCATCTTCAGTATGTTTAATAGCGTATTTTACAAAGAAGTTTTTATTTTCTCTGAAAATACCATATGATTTTCCATCTGCTGCGTGAATAATATAATCTTCACTATTCACCGATTTTTTAGATTCGTTAACGGTTTTCTTAATACCCATTAATTCAATTAATCTATTGTGTTTTTCTTTTCCTTGAAGTAATTCACTTCCTACCGCTCTTATTGAGTCCATATATTTTTTTATTTTAAAGTTTATTTATAATATGCATATTGTGTATCACCACTTTGAGCCCATACACTAGCACTTGATTGAATTATCGGTCTTCCTAAATAATCAGTACTCCAACTATTTCCCAGATAAACAGGAAAATCAAATGCAACTAAATAACCACTTAGATATACATTCGGACTACCAGCCTGAACAGACTTTACATCTAACTCAAATGTAGTCCCTCCTGGAAAGGTATATTGTGTACCATTAAAAGTAACGGTATATGTTGTACCTGATCCAGCTACTACTGTATCGTAGAAATAATTATTAAAATCGGCACTAGTTGATGGATGTAAAATTCTTTGTCCCATATGAATAAATATGTAATTTTTATTAAATGTTAATTTTAAATAGAATTTTTAGGTGAAATAATAAAAAAACCCACATTTTATTGTGGGTTATTTTCTAAATATATCTGAATTCATCGTAAAACCAACTAAAGTTTTGTCTAACCCAATTTGATGCGTTTACACCTAAAACTTCTTTATAATCGTTCTTAACTGGAGTTAATTTAGATTTTATTACGTGATCACCATATATCCCATAAACGGAATCATCTTCTTGTGTTATTTGCTCAATATTATCAAAATCGTGTTGATAATATGGTACATCTAAATATGTATAAATCCTTTTCATTTCCTGTTCAGGGAACCTACACAAATCTTCAAATTTAACAAACAACATTTTTTTATTAATACCCTCTTTTAATACCTGATATAATCTTTCCATTGCCAAACCAACTGGTTGTCCTTGTGTCCAAATATCTATTCTTTTTTCAGTTGTTGTTCCTTGCATTTGAGCATGATCAACAATACCGGAATCTAAATGTTGATTTTTCCTAAAGTTTTTTTCCATTGATGCGTATATTGATCTCGGATCTCTTATCATACAAACAACTTTTGGTTCAGGATAAAAAGTTTCCAAAAACCCATAATGAATACCCCAACCTCTTGATTTATCCATCACATATTTTTTGTCTGTTATTGCGTTAAAATACGATTCAACACCACCTTTACAAAAAGCCGTAAAACCTTTTTTCATTAATTCAGCATCTTGTGCTTTAAATTCTGGTGAGTTCGTGTAATTGGCTCTTGATGCATATACTAATTCTAATACACCTGATGTTGGTGTTACATAAAAATCAGGGTTTTGTCCCATTATATTTTGAATAAGGGTTGAACCACTTCTAGGTAATGAACTTTGAAAGAATATTTTTTCCATTATTGTTGATTATTTATTGAGTAAATTATTGATTCCATATCAAATATATTAAAATCCATTAAAGGACATTCGTGGAATACACCATTGAAACTAAAATCAAATAAATAACTATCCGGTAATTTAATACTGTCATTAATAACCGCTGTAAAATTATCGTGAATATCGTGTCCAAATAATTTTGGTGATGTTCCAATCCATAATACTGTTGATTTTTTATTTAGAGCAGCTGCTGCGTGTTGTAAACAACTATCAATTAAAATTCTTTTTTGACTTACTAACATTAATGAAAACAATTCCATATTTGACATCGCTTCTGTTACGTGTTCACATCCAGGTATTTTATTTTCTTCATGCCTACATATTTGAATAATATGGTAATCTTTAGAATAGTGATTTACTAATGCTTCGGCTACAGGGTAAGGAATATCTCTTGTCCAAGAATAAGGAAAATCTTGTTGTAATGGACCTCCGTTTGTTTGTATAACCATAACTGGTTTTTCCCTTGTCCATTTTTTGTAACCGTGTTGTAATTGTCTTACGTTGAAAATTAATTCAGGTTGTTCACCTAAATAATCTAAACCATATAACGAACACCAATTTTCAATAAGAGGAAGTTTTTTACCGATATGATCTGTGGTAAAATAAGGTTCGTGTTTAAATATTAAAGTGTCTTGGTCTTTAATATAATCTTGATAAAAGTAAGGAGTGTTACCCATTCTAAAAACTTTACCAATAAAGTTTAGATTTAAGAATATTTCAGGGTATGCACATACTACAAGAAGCTCTCTGTCGGGATGATTATTTTTTATACATTTTGCGACTGCGGTGGCGGCAACGTGCTTACCTAAACCACCTTCTATGTGAAATAAAGCGTATTTTTTCATATGGTTAATATATGAAAAATATACGTTTAGTAAATATTTTAAGTTGTTCCTGTTGAAACCATTAAATTAATACCATTTCTCCAAACAACACCCAATATTCCTGGATCTGTTGTTGGTAATGATGTTATATTTAAACATTGTACATATGTCATATTGGCGGTATTACCTGTTATATTACTACCCAATATAAACGTATTATTGGCGATTGCTTTATTATTAATACCACCAACTATGTTTGAATTATACCCTGATGATGTATTATTACAACCACCACCAATAAATGAACAAGCCCCTGATGCTGTATTTAAAAAACCACCACTTACTGTTGATGAATAACTACCTGAAGACGTATTTCTATAACCACCAGAAACACTTGAATAACTACCAAGAGAACTATTCCTAAAACCACCACCTACAAATGAATATTCACCTAAACCTCTATTTAAATTACCACCAACCACAGCTGAACGATAACCTGATGCTGTATTACCAGCTCCACCACCAACAAAACTACTATTATTAGATGATATGTTACCACAACCACCACCTATAACTGAATAAACTCCTGATGATGTATTACACTTACCTCCACCTATAATTGAAAAACAGCCTGATGCTGTATTACCTGTCCCACTTAAAACTCCGGAATAATTACCCGATGCATTATTATTAGCATTTACTCTAACTGTTGATAATACCCCAGAACCCAATTCAATAACCTTATTATTTGTTACAGCGGTTATAATATAATCAATATTATTCCATAGTAATCCATTCACCCCTTTTGATATAAATTGATTTGTATTACCTGAAAAACCATTAACATCGAATAAATTACCAGTGATTAATATATCGGTATTTACGACTTTTTTTGTAAACTCGACACAATTAGAACCAAATGACACTGGTAATGAATTACCTAAACCATCACTTATTGTTTGTTGTGTATTACCGGTAAAAGCGTCATTATTAATTATCTTTAATAATGATTTAAATGTTTTAGCTATGTAATTATTTTCTAAACTTGACATATCTTCTTTGTTTTTATTTTATTTATAGTTCTTGTCTAACAAAAAATTGTGTTATTTCTTTATATTCCCTTATTTCTTGATTTGAACTTACTCTAATATCTAAATAATACTTATTAGGTAATAACCAAGAAGTGTCTAACATAAAATAATTCATATTAGTTGTTCTATTTAAATCATACCAATCTTGAATTATAATTTCATTTAACGGACCTTCTTTAACATATATTCTATATTGAACAAAATCTGTTAATACCGGAACTTCATACACATAAGGTTCTCTTACACTAACAACCACTTTTCTTTTCTCACCTGTACTTACAACCTCATCCCTTTTCAACCCACTAAATGATAAACCATATTCTTTCGGTAAAAACTCATTACTTCCTATTGAAAAATATTCATCACATTTAACTTCAAAATCCAAAGTTGCGTTTGGTTTTTGAATACCGTTAATGTATAAATTACTCCATACGTCATTAAATAATACAGAATCGTACGGATATGAATCTGGTATTACAAAACTTACATAATACACACCAACCGTTTTTTGTGTTGCAGTAAATGATGAATATAATGTTCCATTCATATCATTTATAGTACAAGTAGGTAAACTATCTAAATTAATTGGAATACCTCCTTTATTTACGTATAAGAATAAATTATTTAATTTACCTTTATAAAAGAAGTTCCTATCGTCTTGAATTAAATTATCATACACTGTTTCTAAATAAGGTTGATAAAATGTCTGAGTGTATTTAGAAAAGAAACCTACGTATTGTAATGAAGCATCAAATGTGGTTGCTGAATATGGTATATTTTCCAATGGTATTGTAAATGCAATACCGTAACTCACACCGCTAAATATATTATTTTGTATTCTATTGTTTATCTCAGTTGAAATATCAATTTCTAAATCTTCATTACCTAAATCAAAATGTTGTGTGGCTATAATTTCTGGTGTTGTATATACACCAGGATTGTTCCAAGCGGAATTAGTTTTATTATAAAACCAGTTAGATGGGGTTTCAGTGTATACGAAAGGATCTCTTATTAAACTTTCTGTTTTGTAATCTGCATAATCATAACCTATACCTTGATCCCAAGTTTCACCTGATATCTTAAATAGGATTAAATCAAATGAATTACCCCTTGTTTTATACGAACCAACAGCCTCACCAAATAGTTCATCAAATGAAGAGCAATTCTTCATTTTTAATTTATGGGTTGTATTATTTAAAGATGTAAATGTTTTACCTGTATATAGGTTATTAATATTAGTTAAATCCATATCAAAAATATATCTTGAATATGTTCTTGTTTGATTTTGATCGAACCCATAATATAGTTCAACAATTGGATTTCTTGCGGTATTTACGTACGAATTTCTTACTAATGTATTATTTTTACTAAAATAAGTTCTATATTTTCCCATTTTTTTTTATTATAAATAGCTTCCTTTTCAATTATATATATTTATAAGTTAGAGATTTTTAATGAAATGATAATTTTTGGATTTTACATACCTACCCCAGTAATTGTATCACTTTTAGGTGTTATTAGCGGAGCTATTGGATATATCTTCAAAATATTGATTGATAACCATAAAAATCACACAAAGATTGAGAGAATTAAGCGCAATATTACCAAATCAAAACAGATTGTTGGTAAGTTACAACAAATACTTGAAATTACAAATGCTGACAGGGTATCAATAACAGTTCTCCATAATGGAGGTGTTTTCTTCAATAAGAAAGGAAAAAAAGTTGAGTTTACTAAAGGTAGTATGATATATGAAGTAGTTTCTTCAGGAATATCAATAGAAAATATGGATTTTAAAGATGTTTTACTAACACCATTTTCAGATCACTTTATGTTATTCTTTGACGATAAAAGATATTCATTAGATACTAATGAAACTCAAAACCCATCAACGTGGAAAAATTATCTTACCAATAAAGGAATAAAGAATGATTATGGTTTTGTAATTGAAAATATAGAAGGTTCAATATTCGGATTTGTTAGAGTTTCCTTTATTAAAACAAGAAAAAAATTAAATGATGAACAAATAGAAGAAATTGAAAAACTTTCTTATTTAGTTTCAGGATATCTTTAACTGTTATTTAATTACTAAGGAATAATTAGTTTTAATTGAAGCACCTTCAATTTCATTACCGTCAGATATTAACTCCTTCAAACCTTTTTTAGGGACTGTAACATCTAATTTTAAATCCTTTTTTAATAACTCTAATATGGATTCTTTTTCTTTATACGTTAAATTTTTAATCGTATATTCTTTATAATCATTACTAATATAATCAATATCAATATTAACTGATTCCGATTGTCTGGTTGATAATCTAAAAGTACCTACTTCAAAACGATAAATGTTCTTTTTAGGATCTTTATCACCATATAATTTTAAAGCATCTAATAAGGTTGTTTCCAATCTATTTATTGATGTGTTTTTCTTATTAATATAAGATTGAATTCTACTAATTTCTCCTTCTGCGTATGATAAATCCGATTTTAATTTATTAATGATTTTAATATAATTTAAAGATTTTTCTTTAAATGTTTCTTTATTAATTAACATTAACTCTTCCAACTCTGGAGTTAACTCACCTTCATTTTCTTCTAAAAACGATAATAATTCTAAATATTCGTTTCTTATTTCGTATAAATTCATTTCTACTTTAATTTATTTATTTTTACTAACACACAAAATATAACCATAATTTAAAAAAATAATACCCGACTTTGATAACCTCCATCAGGTATTATTTTTTTGTGGATACTGGAGGAATCGAACCTCCGTTCCCATAATTTGTAATTACCCAAATTATTTACAAGCTTAGGAAGTTATTTTATCTTCCAATAAACTTATTTAATCAACATCAAATAAGTAAAAATGTTGTAGTTTTTTAAACATAAAACTACCTAAATGGTTTTACTGTGTTTGGCTTTAAGCCAAGTTCACTAAGCAAACTCAAGTTCAGCTTCTTGAGTTTTAAAGCTCTTCATTAGTGAAGTTGGGAGGCTCATAATGTCCTCTGGATTGTAACTGTTGCCAGTTGATTTTTTGCTTCAGTTTTTAAAGACTTAATGCAGGTCTTGCTTGTTTGAATAACACAACCATTACAGGTCGAAACCTTGTAGTACCCATATTTTTATTCAAAGATAATTAAAATTTTTTTATTAAACAACATTTATTTTTAATTATTTAACTTTAATATTCTAATATAAATATAATAAATTAAAATCCTGAAGTCAAATATTTTTTATGCTTTTAGAAACAACCAAAGAAAATAATACTATTACGAGTATTTACGAATCATCAAATATTTTTAAATCACGGTATTTTTCATCAAATAATGAATTACATATTACTTTTAATAACGGTAATGTTTATAAATATAATAATGTTGACATACCTACATTTTTAAAATTACAGGAAGCTCAAAGTATTGGAAAGTTTTTTGCTTCTGAAATTAAACCCAAATTTCAATTTGAAAAAATAGGATCCGAAGATCCTAAAATTATAATTGAAGATATTAAAAAATTGAAAAGTAAGATGGGATTTAGTGACTAAGCTGTTAATCTCATAGCTTTAGAAACCTTTCCACCACTTAATCCGGATGTAATATTTACACGATTAGCTGCTTCTTTACCTGAATTAAATGCTGATTTATCGGAAATTGTCATTTTTGATGTTGTTGTTTTTAATCTCAAGTTAGGGTTGTGTTCTCTAAACATTTGTTCCGTAATCGCCATTTTATTATATAACACTAAACCAGATGTTTTAGCCTCGTTAGTGATAGTATTTTTCATTTCACGAAGTCTTTGACTTAATCTAATTATCATACCCTTATAAAAAGAACTACGAGCTACTTTACCACCAATCGTCTTATATTCAGGTGTTTTTTGGTATTTAGCGTATTCATTATCCATAGCATGTGATAGTAAATCAAATAAATAACTCGCAAATTCAACATCTTTCTTAGCTCCAAAAAACTTATAAATGAAATTACCCATACGTTTACTGAAATAAACTTTAGTGTCTGTAAAATAAGCAATTGAACTAGATACATCGTGAATAGGTTTTTTAACCCTACCTGAAATGTCAATTTGTTCATTGACAAACTCTTGCGATTTAACTTCAACTTCCGTCATTGACAGATCGTATTCTTGAAGAAGTCTTGAAATCATTTCAGCTGCTGTCATCGCCTCTGATTCTGAACAACCATTAGTTGTTGTTTTTTCCTTTAAAAGATTGATTTTTCTGATGATAGATTCTCTTTTTTGGTTAATCATATTGTTATTTATATAGTGGGGGAGTAATCCCCCTTGTTAATATTATAATGAATAAATGCCTCCGCAACCGCAATTTTTTTCGTTCACATCTTTCCTGTTACCACAATCGCAATATAATAAGTTTTCCATAGCCATTTCACTTTCAAACAATCTGTCATAAGTAGCCGCACCATTGCGTGAATAGCCATTCCAACCCTTTAAATTGTTACTTAATTCGCTAATATTCTTTTGAGCCTCAATAAAAGGGTTTGTTTTTTTAGGTTTAAACCAATCTTGTTTAGATAACCAATTTTGGTACCATTGAGGAGTTGAATCCAGTTCTTGTCCTTTGAATTTGCCAAATGTTAGTGTCATATTGTTTTGTTTATTTGCTTTGCATTTTTTTAAACCCATCCCAATGTGCTAAAACTCTTTCATCGGCAAATACTCGTCCATATTTACCTTTATTGGTAATCATATGTTTACCTGTTTTTTCACTAATCATCCACCACTGATACACCCCTAATTTGGCTACCACATACATTTCACATCCATTTCCTGATAACCATTTCAATCCTTCCGATTTAATTTCTTGAGTTGTCATTTTGTTTTTTGTTTATTGTGGTACAAATATAATAGAAAAATCTATTCCACCAAAAAAAATTAAAATAATTTCAAAAAATTATATAAACGCTTGTAATACTGTTCTTTTTTGTAGTCAGGTTCAGTCATTAAAGCACATAAATAACAAAAATAAAATAATTTATCTATTAAAACTTCCCTATTTATAGGTCCTCCAGGGTATCTAAACTCAATATAATTATATTTCTTTAATCTTGTAATATTTAAACCATATAATTTAAAGTAAGTTGGACTTTCATATCCCTCAGTATCTAATAATTTAAGTAAATATTCGTTGAAGTAATCCTCAACATCCTTTAGACTTTTTTTATTAACAGTGAATGTATCCCCATCTTCACTAACTTTATCAAATACCAATCTCTTAAATGATCCAGCGTATTTGGATTCAATCCTTTTTTCTATACCCTTAAAAACGTAAGGAACTTTATATTTCGTTGTTGATGGATCGTCACTTAAAAATAATACACCTTTAAGAATGTTCCAATCTTTTCTTCCCTTAAATCCGATATTTATATGTAAACCTGTTTTTTGTGTAAACTTCCAATATGATTGGATATCAAAATCATCATAAAAGTCATTTATCATATCTATTGTTTCGGTAACTGAACCCAAATAAGTTATCGGTGAAAACTCAATACCTCTATCTAATGAAGAATCTATTTCAAACTTCATTTTATCTGACCATTTTTCATAAAAATTAGGTAAATATTCCCTTACTTTCATTGAAAGATATGATAAACTCTCAACTGAATACTGCATTGAAATTGATCTTATTACATTAATAATTCTTTTTTCATTCCTATTAGTATAAAGAGATGGGTTTAATAACTCATCATACGTGAAATCCTCATCATCTAATTCAATTTGATCTATTATATTATCAATAAAAACAGGACTAGCTCTTTTATCGTTTCTTAATTGGTTATGAACAGATTCTCTTATCTGTTTAATGACGGTTTCCTCATCCTCATCTTCAGGATTATATTTATCATCAGTTTCCAGTTCAAACTCAAGAGCTACTGTGAATTGATCATCTAATTCTTTAAGAAAATCAACATCTTTTTTATTATATTCTGTTAAAATCATAAATTAAATATATATATCTGGATATTCATCAAGCATTGAAATTGTTATGGTTCTTTTATTTGTGTCAATATCTACAAAATCAACACCAGTTAAACGATTAAGTTTTTCTTTAACCATTAAATATTGTTCAGGTGTAATATCACCAGTATATCTTGGACTATCTAACGATATTATTATCTCATAATATCCCTTATATTCACCCACCTTATAGTCAGCATACTCAACAAAAACTTCTTCATATTCATCATATATTAAACCAGCATTCTCAATAGTAGATTTAATTTTTTTATGAATATTAGGGATATTTTTATATTTACCCAAATGATTACTCTCACCTAATAAACCTTCAATAACCGTTTTTTTCACATTATCAGGATTTGAAGTGTCATAAATAACAAATGTCATACCAGGCTTTTCTCTCTTTAAAGATCTCATAAACTCTTCCATCGCCTTTACATTCTTCTTATCATCGTCTGAAAAACCAACACTTATCTCCAAATCACCCTTAGATTTCGGATTCATAATCCTTATATCTTTAGCTTTAAGGTCTTTAGCGATATTTTCAATATAACTAATAAAATCCCTTGAAGCTATTTGTTTAGCCACTTCAGGTTTTTCAGCCCCACTCATTGAACCGAATTGTTTTTGAAACTCAGGTGATGAAACAGGGTAATATCTCTGTTCATTTAAATATTTTTCAACCAAATCACTAAATGGTAAATCACCATATAATTTTTTTAGGTTTTTCTTAAATGTTATTTTTTCATCAGGAGTTAATGCTGAATTAATAAATGCTCTTACACCCCTTTTTATCGTTTCTGGTGCGTGTCCCCTAGCTGTTATGATAGCAAAGTAGTTTACATACTTTAAAGCTTCTTTAAACTTCTTAAATGAAGGTGCTTTCTTATTATTCTCAATAGCTTTTTTAGTGTCCTCAATAAAGGCATCTTCACCTCTTTTACCATAATCCTTAAAATCTTCAAAGGCATCATCTTTTACTATATATTCAGGGTTGTTTCTTAACTCGGCGAATTCACTAGTTGAAACATAAAACGGTTTATTACTCTTATACATCTTAATCTTTGTTGGTAGATTTAGTATATTATCATCCCAATCAAACTTATAAACCCTTAGTTTTTTACCCTCTAATACTAATTTTTTCATATTATATAAATATTACAATTTGTCAATTTTAAGCAAATATACAGATTATTACTTTTATATACAAGTTTTTTTTTAATATTTTGATTATTAATTAAATAAAACAAAAAAAAGGGTGGATATTTCTACCCACCCTTTTAATCGTATTCTTTATTGGTTAAATGTTATCGAATGAAGCCCCTTGAGGTGTAATAACGAATTGTAAATTAATTGTTTCCAAACTGCTCGTAGGTTTTAAGAAGATTTGACCGTTTAATTGATTATTATCAATATCTTCAGGTGCGTTACTTAATTTAACTCTGAAATCTGTTAAACCTCTTTCTCTTCTAATACCATCTAAGATTGGATTTACTAAGTTCAAGAAGTCATTTCTAACTTGTTGATCGTTTGGTTGGAATAATAATCTTAAACCAACTGCTGCGATAAGCTTTCTTGTTTGTAGTAATAATCTTCTGATGTTTAATCTATCAAGAACGGAGTCTCTGATTTGTAAGTTTCTATTACCCCAAATAACCGGTCCAACACCTCTAAAAGTAGCAATTGGATTAACTCTACCAGGATACAATGTATCTCTATCAGTTTGAGAAAGTTTTCTTCTTGGTTTTGATACCACTAAACCTCTTTCAGTACCTGCTATAGCAAACCACTCATAAGATATGTTATCAGTTAAAGCTAAGTTTCTCACAACTTCCGCTGTTGGAGATATCCATACTTTAGAATTATTTTCAGTATCATTATAAAGAACAAATGGATAGTAAACTGCAGTATAGTTAGAATCAATACCAACTTCGTCTAATAAATCAACAACTTCTTGTGGTGATTTCCAATTGTTAGTATCGGCAGAATCGCTAGCAAACATATTAATATCTGGAATAGTTGGGATATAAATACTATCAGCCCTATCATTTTCCACCATATCAATTGTATATTCTACAAGTGATGAGTTACTTTCAATATCTATACCAGGAGTTACCAATACATTAATATCGGCATCTTCAGGGTTTGAATATTTATCAATACCAGCTTTATAAGCGTAGTAATCAGAATTACCAAGAGCACTAAATCCTTCATTAGTATAAGTGGTTTGTCCAATTCTATAACTATCACCGTTAGTTCTATAAGGTCTATAAATATCCCACCCATCAAAACCACCAGAAGGTGCTACTGTGAACTTTCTACTTAATAAACTAGAATATGGTGTTCCTGCTGTACCTGCTTCACTTTGGAATGGTGCAACACCTACATCAAATGTGGTTATTCCTGAAATACCACCGATAGATGCGTTTGTAGCTCCTGAATCCATATGGAAACCATTAGTATTAACTGTTGAAGCGACATTTCCTTTATATTGGAAGAAATCACTATCATAACTCCAAAAATTACTATCAGAAATACCTAAGAAAGATTTTCTAATATTATCACCACTTGAAATTATTGGTGAAATACCTGCTGGTGGATTTGTGATTTGTTCACCCGCTGTAAAGTATTTAGTTTTGTATTCAATTTTAGGACTAACTACTCCTGAACCATAAGATCTAATAGTGTAACCCATAAAACCTGCTGGAATTGCATTTGATGGAGCATCAATAGCAAAATCAATCATAATATATTTAGATCTCAAATCGTATTTACCATCAATAGTACCAACTTTTTTACCAACGTAAGTTAATTGACTTTCATCCATTGAACATCTTACATATTTTTCTAAAATAACTGGATTAGCATCTGTATCATTAAAATCTCTAACAATTAAATCAAACTCTTTTCTTTCTAAATTGATATTTTGAATTGAAATCTTAACTAAAGTATTTGCTGCGCCACCATCGGAAATTGTAATAACTCTAAATAATTTAAATACATTATTACCTCTTAATTCTGATACGAAATAAGGTGTTGCTGGTGTAGACCATTGTTCTTTAAAATTACTCATATCAACACCTGTTGATGGAGAATTAACTAATAAAGTAGGTTTCAAACCTCTAATATAACCATTCAAATAACCATAGTTTAATATTTCAGGATAGATTTCCTCAACATATAAAGCACTTTGTTTTTCTTTTGGTTGTTTACCTAATACAAGTGGTAAATATTCTCTTTTAGTATCATCCATACTAACTGTATATGTGAAAGTTCCTGTGGTTGCAGTTCCTATTACTCTAAAAGTACCTTTAGGGTTTTGACTTATATTATCAACTAAAGATATGCTTGGATTACCAGTAACGACACGATTTAAAGTATTATTACTCCAATTAGCGTCACTTCTTAATGTTCCAACCACTAAATTATCCCAACCACTATAACCCGCAACTGATGCGTTTAAGTTAATGAAATTAGTAGTTCCACTATATACACCACCTGGATTTAATGTTAAACCGGTTACATATACACCATAAGTAATACCTGAAAAAGTATTTACTCCTGTTGATAAAAATAAATCATTAAGCCAAGTACTGTTATTAACATCACTACCTAAAACATCAAGCATATTTGATGTTGTCACACCTGTAATTGACGATATTACCGTTGTCGTTAAATCACCATATTTAAATGATACTGTTGACGCTGATAAAGATCCAACTCTTGATGTGTATAAACTAACAACTGAACTAAAAAATTGATTAGTTGTTGCCGATACCACATTTTGATAAGGCAATAAAAACGATGGGAATGTAAATGTTAATGTACCACCAGTTGTTAATAAGAATGGTGCGTAAATATTTTCCGGACTTGCCAATGATATTGTTGAAAGATCTGGTTGTGCGATTGTATTAATAGACCACGCAGATCCTGCATCGTAACCACTTAAACCCAATACTCTTGTCATATACATTTGACTTGCTTGAGAAAGATATTCTCTTGCTATGTAATTACCCTCGTACTTACAGATTTGTGTGCCTGAAAATTTCTCAGGATTTGCCCCACCAAAGTAGGTAGTGAATTCATCGTAGTTTCTCACTAGAATTGGTTCAAACGCCGGACCTCTTTGTGCCTCACCTACTATACCTAATGAACTAACACCTAAGCTCTGAGCCGCAAATGTTAAGTCAACTTCACTAGTATATACACCAGGTGATACGTTTATTTGTTCTGCCATATTTTATTTTTTATATTTCTTATAATTTATTTACAATAAATAGTTATATATTTTAGAAATGTGATTAAGTAACTATAATTCTTCCTGAAAATCTACCATCAGGGATTTCAATCACTCTAAACACTACATCACCTGATAAATTAACATTAATATTATCAGGCATAACAGCATCATAACTATCAATAATTAGTTCTTCTAAAATATATGAAGGGTAAAACCCTTTCCTATGTAATGATGATAAATAAGATATTGAATAATAACCATTAGTAGGTAATCCCCAATCTGTAGTTGAATTAAATAGTAATACAGACTTTGTTGCAGTTGCTGAGGTTAATGTTAATAATTTTTTATTAAGCTCATCAATTGCATCTGTAACAAATACATTGGATGACCAACCTGTAACATATCCATTAAAATTACCTGATGATGGAACACCTAAAGGTATTTCATTACCATCTGGAAATGTAACACCACTAATTATTACAAATTTACTTGGTAAAACACTAATATTTTGTTTAAACGTATTATTCATTATCCATTTATCGTTATTATACTATTATTAAATATTTGAATAATGCTTAAATTACTAGGTTGTAATAAATCTGGTCTTATTATTGTTACTTTTATTGTATCATTAGCATCTACCGATACCGGTAAAGTTACTAAATTATTATTTTTATAAACACTATATGATGTTATATCACTCTTAACATTTGTTACTTCTTTTAATACACCTGGATATACATTAGTAAAACTTAGTTCTGTTGTGCCTGGTTCATATAATAACTCATATATTGTTTTCTTTTCAAAGAAATAACCTACTAACGATGTATCTACATCACTTATAAAGTTTTCAGCACCTAAATTAGCGTTATAAGTCCCCAATAAAGTAACAGAACTATTTATATTTGAATTAGTTTGTAAAACTACAATTTCCACAATATCACCTTGAACCAAATTAAATGTTGGGCTTACCGATACGTTATTCTTTTTTAATTCATAAAAACTTGTATTATCTGAAACTACACCATTTATTGTATATTCACCATCAACCACAAACGATACATTCAAGGGAGAATCCACAAAAAAATCAATGAATATTTCTAAATGTCCATCATTAAATCTGTTTACACTTACATTTTGTGTTTTTTTCGTTTTTCTTTGTCCTAGAAATTTATAATTTGTTAATACTCTACTAACTGCTGGTTTTATAACAAACTCTTCTTCATCTAAAAGAAATCCGTGTAAATTAAAGTTATATTTTTGAACGTAAAATCTTTTCTTATTTATATCACTTATTTCGTGTTCATCATCCACACCTTCTAATGTTATTGGAATATAATGTCCATTTACATCAGTATATGCTTGATTTGATGAGAATTCGGTTAATACAATTTTATTAAACTCATTTAATTCTCTTAATCTGGTTGAAAATAATCTAACATCATATGTTACATCAACATAGATAGGTTGTGGTATTTCATATACATCATAACCATTTCTATTACCATTCCATACCGGAACTTTTAAAACTGATTTTTTATACAAATAAGGAATATTATATTTCATATTATCAGACAATACAACATCTGTATTTCTAACAATAGTTATAAATGGCATTTGAACATTCTTATATTTATCGGAGAATTGCCAAGTCTTAGTAAACTCATTCCAATTCTGAATGGATAAAAATAAAACAGGTACTTCTTTCCCATCAACATTTAAGGTTAGTTTTTTATTTGTGAAATCAACAAACCCCCTATCTAAATCTTCGTGAAGAACTCCTTTAGGTAGAAAACTTTCGTTTTGTCTTATCCTTTCAATTAGTGAAACTCTTTCAGAGCTAAGTTGTTTTTTTAATTTAACTTCTATATTTTTTTTAGGTATAGCCATTAACAATAAATATATAGTTTTTAGTTTAATTTAGTCCGAGTTAATCCATCAAAGACCCATTTACATTGAAACCTAATATCGTTCTATTAACCGCAGGTTTTATTATAAAATTATTTTCATCTAATAATAATCCCTCTTGAACTAATTTGTAAGTTTGTTTGTAAAACTTCTTACTCATCATATCTACTTGATTATCACTAGACACACCATCTAATTTTATCGGAATATAATGTCCATTTATCGTAGTATAAGCTTGATTAGATGAAAATCTAGTTAACATAACTTTATTATACCTATTCAACTCTTTAATCCTTGTAGAAAATATTGTTACATCGTAACTTATATTTATCCTAACAGGTTGAGGTATTTCATATATATCATACCCATTTCTATTACCATTCCATACCGGAACCTTTAATAAATCTTTCTTGAATAGATAAGGAATATTATATTTCATCTGCTCATTTAAATTAATATTCGTACTTCTTACAATTGTTATAAATGGCATTTGAACATTCTTATATTTATCAGCAAATTGCCAAGTCTTAGTAAACTCATTCCAATTCTGTAACGAAATAAATAAAACAGGAACTCCATTACCGTCAATATTTAATTTTAAATCATTATTAACGAAATCAACAAATCCCCTATCCAAATCTTCATGCAATATTCCTTTAGGTAGAAAACTTTCATTTTCCCTAATACGATTAACCAAATGAACCCTTTCAGAGTTTAATTCTTTTTGACTAATAACATTTACATTTTTTTTAGGGATTGCCATACTCTTCTAACTCTTGTACTAATTCATCATCAATATCAAATTCACTTTCATCCTCAAATAACCAATCGTATTCCTTAATATAAGATAATACAACACCCATTTTTTCACTTAATGGTAAATTACGTTTTACTATAAAGACAAAGTTTTTATGAATAATATAATTGAAATCCGGATCTTGTATTAAGTGATACCATACTGATTGAGCTGCAAATGAAGCTGTATTATCTGAAGATAAAAACCCTAACTTTAGAGCCAATGCTTTATATATTTTATACCCAAACCCAATACCTCTCAGTAATAAAGGTAATGATTTATGAAAATGAACCCTATTGAAATCTTTTTCACCTACACTAATATTAATATCAAATTTGTTGGGATTTAGCTTTTCACCTGCGATTTTATATTTATATGAATAATTTTTAGCGTAAGTCAATAATGTATTTATTTCATCATTAACTATTTCTACATTATAGAATTGCTCATTATCATATAAATCACCTTTTTGAAAAAGAATATCGGTATAATTTATATTTTTTATAAGATTTCTAAGCTTAACCAATTTATCACCGTTAAGCTTCGGTTCGGTTTTAGGTTTATTATCTTTTTTTATAAACCTTTTTAAATATAAATTTTTTGATAATAATCTATCTTTTGATATTGCCTCATTCATTTGTGATAAATACTTCACTTTATGAAATATTTATACTTTAGATTGAATACTTTGTTTTAGTTGAATTGAAATTGTCTATAACTTCAGACTGTGATAGTCCCCTTGTGTAAAAATAACAAGCACCTATTTTTCCGTTTAAATAAAGCGATGATATACCACTACCTATAAATCCTAAATAAAGTGGATTTGTTTCGTTATAACCATCAGAACCATGCGCTGTTGTTATATATTCAACACCATTTATATAACACTTGGTTGTGTTTAAAGTTGATGTTATTTGTGATATAAATGTAAATAAATACCAAATATCGGTTGTTACGGTTAATGTTGAATTGGATATCCTTTGAACTCCAGTACCATTAGTTACTGTTCTTATAATACCACCATTTGAAAATAAACCACCCCAATAACCATCAAAACCAAACGAACTTGATAACTTACCAAACACAGGTATTTGTTGATTTAAACTACCCAAAGCATCTAATTTAACCCAAACTTGTATGGTTCTTTGTGTTGTGGTATTTAAACTTAAATTTGATGTATGGGGTATTAATATATTATCGTTAATACCATCCAAATCAAATATACCACCATCTGTTGATAACCAAGTAGCTCCGTTTATTGTTGCATTATTTCCATTTGATGTTTCATCTAACCAAGATCCACTAACATAATTGGATGCATCTAATTTCATAAACAACCCATTTGTTATTACATCACCTGAAGGTGATGGTGGTATTTCACCACCAATTGAACTTGTTTTGATTTTTAAATTACCCCTAATGATTGTATTGTTTCGTATAATAATTCCCATTATACTTATAAATACTTATTTTATTTTTATATGTTTATACCAAACTCTTTCGTGTAAAAAATATAATACAGGTTTTAATGCCAACTCACCCACACCTAACATAGAAGCCATAGCTATTGGTGCTCCTAAAGTATAAGCCACCACTACCGTTGTTAAAGTTCCTAAAAATCTATATGAAATAGTTTTTAATAAGTGTCTTTTAAATGCAGAACCCTTCGGTGGTGTTACTATATAAGCAATTCCATCTTTAATAACACAATCACCTTTACAAGTAATATGCCATTTATACCCTAAACCATCCATATGATCTTTTGTCGTATAAACTTCACCATCAATAAAAACATCTGAAACTAATGTTTCCCTACCATTTTCATCAACCAACCTCCATCTTTCATTTTCCGTTATTGATGTAGTATTAAACCTAATTTTATAAGTTTTCATTATAATTTACCCTCAGATCTTAATTCTTCTCTAATTTTTGTTGCTGAAATATTAGCGATATCTAATGGTGGTAAATGTTCAATAATATCATATCCAACACCTCTACCAAACTCAACTGAACAAATATCAGGTATTACCATTACTTTTACTTTACCTTCTGATACTTCATTTGAATAATGGTTTAAGATATTTGTTTTTACTTCTTCAGCAGAATATGGATTTTTTTCATCAGGTTTAATATCTCTAATACAGATTAGAATATTCTTACCTTCATTCATTGCTTGTTGAAATAATTCTTGATGTCCTTTATGTAATGGTTGCCATCTACCAATAAACATTGCGTGTTGTCCTTCTTTACGTTCTAATGATGACTGAACGTGTACTTTTTTATACCAATCCGACATATTCTATAATCTCCTTTATACATTCTTCGGGTGTAATATTTGTTGTATCCATATCTAAATAATTTGATACAGGTTTCTGAAAATCCTCAACGTGGAATTGTTCTCTACCTCTTATTTCTGTTGTATGAACATATACTTCAAAAACACCTTCCGTATTTTTCTTAAACTCTTCTCTAATTTCCCTATAAGGTGTCATAAGAGATACCACAACGTGATAACCTTTATTTTGTAAATATTTAGCAATTACTTGAGCATTTCTAATATTTTGTTCTCTACCTGTCCTTGAATAATCTTTATTTATTGTAAGATTTCTAAGATCATCACCATCAATATGAAATACATTATTACTTGCTGTCATATCAATGTGTTCTTCTAATAATTTAGCCAAGACAGTTTTACCGTGTCCTGCTTGTCCGATTAACCATATAATTTTTGTCATATGGTTAATAATAAGAATAATTATTTATTTAATAAAGATTTGATATATATAATTTTTTAAACCAATATACCTTAACTTTTTATTAAAAAGTTATTAGGCTTTATAATTATTACCGTCTACAATACTACTATTAATATTTGTTTTTTGCTGTGTAGTCAATGCTGTACTAAACCAATCTTTTGATAACATTAAAGATAAATGCTCTACATTAGATTTAACGGTTTTTTCTTTTTTTTCATCAAACGGTTCAGATGTAATTGAATTAATTAAGTTTACCGAATCAAATGCTGCGTTGATTGAGTTATTAACTTGTTCTTCAGTTTTTGTTTCTAATTGAAATTGTGGTGTTTCCATTTTGTTTTTTTATTATTTTAAATTATACGTAATTGAATTTTTTAAAGTACCAATTATAATGATTTTCTAATCTTTCACATTCTTCTTCTCCTAATACTTCTATAAAATCATCAACTAATGGTTTTAATGTTGGTTGAATGGTATGATTACCGAACATACCGTGAATAACATCATTTTCTTGAGTTAATTGCTCAATATTATTAAAGTTATGTGAATAAAATGGTATTTCTAAATAATCATATATTTTTTTAAGTTCGGCTTCTGGTTTTGTTGTTAAATCTTCAAAACGAATAAACAATATTTTCTTATCTAACCCTTGATGTATGACTTCATTTAACCATTCTACCGAAGGTCCTATAGGAGGGGCAACTGAAAAATGATCTATTCTTGATTTAGTAGTCATATTTTTTAATTCTACATTATTAACTATCATTGAATCCTTATCTGGATTTTTTCTCATATTTTTTTCCATAGAAGCGAAGATAGCTCTTAAATCACGAACCATACAAATCATTTTAACATCATCGTTAAAAAATTTAATAAAATCGTAATGACCTAACCAACCTCTACTTTTTTCCATAACATATGGTCTGTCTGTTATGTTATCAAAAAATCCGTGAATTCCAGCTTTACAAAATCCCTTAAATCCTTGTTTCATTACTTCTGGGTCTTGGGCTTTGAAAGCATCTCCTGTAGTGTAAATTGTTCTAGCATTTAAAAGAAATTCAATTACTCCTGATGTTGGTGTTGAATAAATTTCTGGGTTCTGCATTAATATATTTTGAATTAATGTAGAACCGGCTCTTGGCATTGATGAGTTAAAAAATATTTGTTTTGTCATAATTTATATTATTATAATTTTTATTGTTATATTAAATATAATGATATTTTTTTATTTGTCAAACTTTTCATTATAAATATTATATTGATATTAAGTGAGCTGTGAACCAAGTACCGTTTCCTCCATTTATATTAACATCACTTCCTGATCCTTGATATACTGTAAAGTCAATGTAGTCTCCTGAGCCATTCATATATATCATTCTGGTGAAAGTTAAACTTTGGCCCACATCATCAGGAAGCGGGCACTGCACAATAACAAATTGATTACCATTTTTTCTACCTTGAAAATTGAATTGATTAGTAGTTACATTTGCCGATGCTAGCCATGCTCCTGCGCTTATAGAATAATAACCTGCTACTGTTGGTGTAAATCTATATGTACCAGCATTATACCAATTATTTGGATCTATATCATCTGAGAATTGTATTATAGTATCGCTATCGCTAGGAATTGATTGGTCACTAATTAATGAACCTTGACAGATATATCTACTTGATACAGCTCCTTGTAAAGAACCTGTTATACCAGAAGTTACGATTAATGAGCCAGATACAATTGCACTACCTGATACGTCTAATCTTGCATTTGGAGATGTTGTTCCTATACCAACATTACCTCTTAATGCTGTGGTTGTTATATTAGTATCTCCTAATACAACTGTGTTACTACCTAATCCTATTGCACTATCGCCAATTACAATTTGATTTGTTTGATTATCAGCTAATGCTCTTGTATTTCTTCCTATGAATAATGATGCATTAGTTATTGCATTTGATGTCGATCCGTCAGCTATAAAGCTACCTGCGGATAACCCAAATGCTATGTTATTATCACCGGTTGTATTATCTGTTAAAGCAAGTCGTCCGATTGTTGTGTTATTAACACCTGTAGTATTATTTCGTAATGATTTATATCCAATTGCTGTATTATCCGTTCCGGTTGTATTATTACCTAAAGAATAGCTTCCTATTGCGGTATTAGATGATCCGGTTGTATTAGAAATTAAAGAACTATTTCCTATTGCTGTATTATTAGTTCCGGTAGTGTTAAAGTATAAAGTTTCTCTTCCTATTGCTGTATTATATCCTCCAGTTGTATTCCTGTATAAAGATCTATATCCTATCGCTGTGTTATGGACTCCGGTTGTATTAGAACGTAAAGGACCTTTTCCGATTGCTGTATTATAATTTCCGGTTGTGTTGGCGGATAACGCAAGAAACCCAATCGCTGTATTATTAGTTCCGGTTGTGTTAGAACGTAACGATTGAAGGCCAATTGCTGTATTATATCTTCCGGTTGTGTTGTGGAATAGAGCATTAGCACCTATTGCGGTATTATTAGCACCGGTTGTGTTATAAAGTAAAGTATTAACACCTAAGGCTGTATTGTAATTCCCAGTTGTATTAGAAGTTAGAGATGACTGACCTAATGCTATGTTATGATTACCGGTTGTATTACTAAGTAATGAATATCTTCCGATTGCGTTATTAGATCCCCCGGTTGTATTAAGTCGTAAAGCATTAAGACCTATTGCAGTATTATTGGTACCTGTGGTGTTGGTATATAAGGCCCCATTCCCAATTGCTGTGTTATTAGTTCCGGTTGTATTAGTTCGTAAAGCAGAATTACCAAATGCTGTGTTATTAGTTCCGGTTGTATTAGAATATAATGAATATCTTCCTATTGCTGTATTACTACTACCTGTAGTATTAAATCGTAATGAATAAGAACCAATTGCTGTATTATTA